AGTTTCTGTCCTTCCTTAACTGTGATCTGCTCACGATCCCTCCAGAATGAAACATAACGAAAGACTGTTTCGCTCCATGTTTCTCTACGGCTATGCTCTGGAATCCATCGTGCGTAGCGGCTCTTGTGTATAAATTGTTGATACTGATCCATTAAGTGTTCTCCTCAGTGACGACTAATGTTAGTTTATTTAAATACCATGTGGCTTTGTTCAAGTCCTCTACCTGTTTTCCTTTGTAATCATAGCGCCAAAGGTATTTCATACAGTTACCCTTCAGGTAGCCCTTGAAAGCTACCGAAGACATAGACTCTTCAATGGCTTCAATGCATTCTATATTACCAGTGTTGTAATGCTTTGGCTTGTTGACTACATCTTCAATCGTAGGCTTTTTAGTTGCAAGGTCTTTTAAAGCTGTTCGTATATCTTCTTCGTATTTATATGCATGTGTTTCTTTCATAGCCATGTCAATGTAGGGCTGATGATCTATTGATCTTTTTTCAATAGCAGGGTGTGCTTTACGTACTCTATTCCAATCTTCGGGTGTTGCGTCATTTAGTCGGCTCATTTTCTGTCTCTTTATTTAAATTAATTTTAGGTTCATTGCGCTTAGTATCTTTTAATTTAGAAGCAGAACTTATCTTCTTAAACTTCTTCTTCCTTAAAAACCTATCGCGCCTCTCGTCTTTGCGGCTGATGTCAGTCAAAACTCTCCCTCTTCTTCGGGTTGATCCAGTTATCAGGAATACTATCTTCGCTAAACCATCTGAAGTCGTTAGCACTTGCCCACTCTCCGTGGCTTCTTTTAGTGCCATCCTTTCTACGTTTGGCTTGAGGCATTGGCGCACTGGGATTAGCAAAAAGAAATACTAACTCAGTATCTTCAGGCAATGTCTTACTAATCCAGATGTACTTACTGAACTCAGCGTAGTCCCAGAACCTACCTTTAGCTTCAAGCAAAATCTTCTTACCTTCAATTACCCGTAAAAAATCAGGGTGGTAATTATGCGAAACAGTATAAGGAACTTTGTCGGTATGAAAACTCCAACCATCTAAGATGCCAGAATGTAGTTCGTATTCCCAGTTAGAGTCGTAGCCCTTAACCAAATCTTTTTCTACTGGTCGCTTGACTCTAGGTTTACGATAGCCTTTCTTAATATTATTCAATGTAAGGTTGCCCCTCTACGTTCTAACTCTGCACTAACAAGCAACTCCAAGTCTTTTAAAAACTCTGAATCTACTTCAGTGATAGAAGAATCAGAGTTATATAGGAAGCTTCCCACTGCTATAATCATTTCCTCTAGTGAGAGGTTGATTACTGTTGTTTCACTTTCCATGCGATCATCTCCAAGTTAATATCTTCTATTTGAATTGCGGGAAATATTTTAAGCAATTGTTTAATTTTCTTTGCAACCCACTTAGGGTGATAGGCATTTAAATACATAGTTCGCTGTGCCATGAAATGTGTTTGAACAGGCATCATAGATTTATACGTCTTTAAATTTACTTTCTCTGCTTCATCTTCAGGTAGGAGTCCTTTCATCCACAAAACTAATAAAGACTCTGAATGGTTTTTAATACGCTTGCTCTTTTTTCTATTCATAAAAATTCTTCTACCTTAGGTTCGACAACAACTTCTGTTAAGTAAGACATGCCGTTTGAATATTTAAATGCTCTTAGACCCTGACCACCATTAGAATCTTTAAAACATTCGTGCTTATACTTACACCAGTTGCATCCTTTAGCAATCTTCATGTTTCCTTTCTTGCCATCTGGTACTGGAGGGTAGCATAATTCTGGCGGTTCATCAAGGTCTAGCGCAGATAACAGCTTACTGATAGAGGCTTTAATATTAGGCTTATCAAGATCATCAGGCACATACATGCACAACTCACCGCTCTCTTTGTTTAACACCAAGAAGCCGCCCTTGTCTGTGCCTTCAGCTTCTTCATAACCTGCAAGCTGACCAAGATAACCAAAGGGATCATCCTGTGCTAAGCGCCCTTCTTTAAACTTGTTAAACGCAAAGCGAGAAGCTGTCTTAACATCAACCACCTCACCGTTAATCTTACAGTCCATGTGTCCAACAATGCCATCAACAGTAACTTCTTTCTGCTCGTCTGTTACTGTGTGTCCTGCCATTCGTACAAGCATCAACACAATCTCTTCAAGCAAGTGACCGTACAAGAACTTAATCTGCGTTGCACCATCAATACCACCACGGCCCTGTGGATCACGTTTTTCATACCATAACTGCCGCGAGGGTTTACCCACGTTAGACATACGCACCGTGAAATTACTGTCGCGTTCTCTGGGTGTAGCCCAAGACATAAGAGCTTCTCGCATCCCTACTAGGGTGTTGTCAATGTCTTCTTCTGTAAGCGGTAGGGGTGTACCGGATGAAAGCTTCTCAAGGTGCGTATAGATGTCGGGTACTAAAGTATCAAGTTTCATGCTGAACATCCTTTATATTTTTAATTATATTTTTTATAGTCTTTAAGTCTGACTTGAACCACTCGTTAGCGTGTTTGATTTTAATTTCTTTTAACTTGGCGTGTACTAGCTTCTCAGCTTCTCGTCTATCATTAAAGTATTTAGAATAGGATACCTTGTAATCTCTAAAAGGTGAAGAGGTTTGATAAGCTTTACATCTATCAGTTGCATCAACAGCCATGCCAACTTTATACCATTCAACCCACGCAGGATTAGAGATAACGTAGACATGTCCATCTTGTATACTGTTGTACTCTGCTTTGTGTCTACGTCCCAACAGCTTAGCTAAAAGTTTAGGGCTTGGTTGTTTACCTTCTTTATACTTTTTCTTAACTATATTTTCTGTTCTTCTTATGTCATAACAATCAATACACTTGTAGTGCTTTTTACTTACAAAAGAAAACCACCAGTTGACAGGCGTTTCCAGTACTATCCCACACTCTATACAATTTTTAATGTGTTTCACTCCAGTTCTCCCCAACTTTGTAAGCCCCATCTAAAGGACAATTTAAATTAAACATGCACCCTGCTTCCTTGAGAGCTTGTACTCCTGCTTTGCCAACGGCTACTGCATCATCAACGTAACATTCAATCTGCCATTCGTCATGTACATTAGCTACAAACTTAGCATCCCAACCATGCCTAGTTATCTTTTCGTTTAAGATAATTAAAGCTTTCTTCATTACAATTGCTCCTGCTCCTTGCAACAAGGTATTCAAGGCGGCGTGTTCTGAACGCACTGTAAGCTTTCGTCCGTCTAACGCTTTAATGAATCCGCTTTTAGCTTCTCTTTGTACTCTGTCTGTAAGCTTTTTAAATGCAGGGAGATTATCAAAGAAGCGTTGTCTAAGTCCTTTCCCAGACGATCTACCTCGTCCAACCACTGACCCAAGCTTTGCATCTCCTGCTCCGTACAAAAGCGCATAGATGAAAGTCTTTGCCTTATCTCTTGATTCAAGTTCAGCAAGCCCTTGATTAGTGGTGTGTATGTCTCCGTTAAGTATTTCATTAGTATAATCCTTATCGTTTAAATAATGTGCTAACATCCTGAGTTCAAGCTGAGCGGCATCAATACCTACAAGCCTGTGGTTCTCTGGCACTGTCCAACAAGACCGACAATCCTCACCAAACGGCGATGTACTGCTAGGAATCTGAGCCATGTTAGGATGAGAATGAGTCATGCGAGATGTCACCGCACCGTTAGGATTAACATACCCATGCACTCTACCTGTCTCCATGTTAAGTTCTTTGATCCAACTTTTAGTCTGAGCTAAACGCTTCTGTAACATAAGATACTTAGCAATCATTGCGGCTTGTGGAATACCCTTAACTTTATTTAAAGTTGACTCATCTACAATAGGCTGACCTGTAGGTGTATGCTTCTGAGGCTTCCAACCAAAACGAATTAGGTACTCACCGATTTGTTTACGTGAGCCTAAGTTAAACGGCGTTTCAGTTCTACGTGCAATCGGCTTTCCTTCTATGTCTAAAGATAATCTTTCATACTCATCTTCGGTAAGCCTTGTACCGTTACCGTGTTGGTCGGTTGCTGTCTTAGCTACTGCGCCTGTCGCTGTGTACTTGGGTGATAGTATTTGGGTGTTAACTACAGGCCGGAACTCTTCCTGAACCTCTTGTTCTAAGTCATGTAGTTTAGTTTCAAACATAGCCATCAAGCCCATAACTTTTTGCACATCTAATAAGAAACCGTTTGTGCGCTGTTGGTCTATGATCTTAGCTACTGCATGTTCTATCTGCACTGACTCAGGTGTAAAGCCACGGCTCTCAACCTTTAACGCCTCGTAAACTTTAGTGTTAAGCACGACATCGTTCTTACAATACTCTAACATCTCAGGTGTATAAGCATCCCAAGCATCATCTTGTTTTCCAAAGTCACCCTTCTTAAAACCTAGGCGATATCCCCATCCTTCTAGGCCGTGGTTCCCTTCTCGTGTTGGCTTGAATAAGCGTGACAGAACCAAGGTATCAACAATTTTCTTATCAAACAAATCAACACCCGCTATCTTTTTAATGACAGGAATGTCGTAGCCTATTATGTTGTGTCCAATTAGTTTAGTTGCAGAAGATAACATGTCGTAACCTTCTTGCAGTTGGGTGTTGTCAAAGGTGAAGACATCCATAGTGTCTACGTCTTGAGCAACAATACAGAAAACCTTAGTGGGATCTAAGCCGTCTGCTTCTATATCAAATACTAAGTTACTCATATTATATCTCCGTCAAACTGTGATTCATCATAGTCGTCCATCTCTTTAAGTCTGCCTGTCTTACTATCGTACAGTAAATGTGAGGCAACGCCAACATCTCCAGTGTATCTAGACTTCAGTACCCTGACCTTAGTGGTCGATGCTTCTATCTCGTCTTCGGATTGTTGGTTACGCTCCAGTGCAATCACGCAGTCTGATAACTGAGCAATACTTTGTGAGCCTCTGAGATGATTAAGCCCTGTCTCTATGCCGTTCTCGTGACCTCTGTTGCCCTCTACTCTACGCAAGTGAGATACCAGTATCATACCACAGCCTGTCTCTTCTACCATAGTTCTGAGGCGATGCATGATGCCGTCAATAGCTTTACGCTCATCGTTTTCTAATGTAGATAAAACTAACATGTGAAGGTGATCAACTACAATCCATTTACAATCTAGACCGATGATCATATAGCGTAGCTTACTGAAGATGTCTTCTAGGTTATTAACACCGTGATGTGCATGAATCCAAACACGACCATCGTTGTCACCCATAAAGACTTTCTTAAAGCAATCATCTAACTGGTCGTCTGTGTATTGAGCCTTGACACTATCAAGGTGAAGCTTAGCGTTAGCCTCTACTGCCATGATACCTTCAGCAGTACGTGACCAGTTCTCCTCCAGTGCTACAACACCTACGTTATCTTCTGTATTATTAATCAACCAGTGTTCAATCTCTCTGGTTACTGAGGACTTACCCAAGCCTGTTCCACCTGTAAGGGTGACTAACTCACCTGCTCTCATACCTTCTAGCTTAGTATTAAGACCACGCCACGGGTAAGGTATAGCTGTTTTCTTTTCTAGTCTTAGCTGTTGATAGGCTTCAAACTGATCAGATAGATTTAATACACCAGAAGGCGTATAGACTTTAGCATCCCAAAAAGAACTGACGTATGCGGCGTGTCTACCTTGACGCAACATATCGTTAGCGTCTTTGTAGTCCACAGGCAACGTCATTATCTTAGCTTTCTTAGGTGTTAGTAGCTTTGCAATTGCTTGAGCGGCATCCTTGCCCACCTTGTCGTTGTCAAAGTTAATGACAACAGAATCAAATGACTCAAGGTACTCAAGACTATGCTTAACATCAGCAACGCCTCCTTGCGCTCCTGATTTTATAGATACGACAGGCCACTTACTACCCATAAGTTCGTAAGCGGCCATTGCATCGCACTCGCCTTCTGTTAATGTTATAAACTTACCACCCGCTTTGAATAGATTCTCTCCAAACAAGCCAACTTCTTTTGAGCTTCCTGCCCAAGAAAAGTTTTTATTCTGCATACGAATTTTAGTTCCTGCTAACTCGTGTCCATTGTAATACGGGTAATAATGCTTATCAATCTTACCGTTAACTGTAGTTGATCTAACACCGAACTTCTTAGCTGTAGCTAAGCTTATCTTGCGGTCAGTCAGTTCGTTAAAAGAAGCGGTAGGGTTGGGTGAAGAGGAGACTCTTGAACTATTCTCCATCGGGGTCTTCCTTTGATACCCTTTTAAATCCTTTGCGGTATCTGGTTGGTGTACTTCCGCTGTACTATAACTATGAAAATATTTCCTACAAACAAAACAGTAGGCCGACCCATCTGAATTGATGGAAGCCCCGTCAGTAGACCCACATGAATCATCCTGACAGGGTTGGTGCAGTTTAACGAAAGCCATTCGGCTTACTCCTCGGTGGTTTCTACTTCCTCTGTAGACAATGCCTCTTCCGTGAGGTGGTTAGATTTAAGATCAGTCATCAATGCAACTGTCGCGGCTTGCATCAACCCCACAGTCATTGAAGCTTCTCTAAGGTTTTTATTTGCTTCTACTAGGTGGTTTAGAACTGCCCTACCCTCGTCTGAGAGTAGGTCTGATTCATATTCCACGCCATCCACTGTTACTGTAGTCATTACAACTCGTCCTCCATTTCACTATCAAGTGCATCAAACTCCGCTCCGTCTGCTGATCCAACTTCTATTAAGCTGAGAACCTGCATAGCTTGAAAGTCTAACCCGTAAAAGGTCTTGCCTTTCCATTCCGATTGCCATTCTTTATACTGAACTTTAACTTCAGAACCGTTACCTATTCTAGCATCTAATGGATTTTTATATGCGTCCACTAATCGTGGAGCAGGTCGTATCATACCATTAGGGCCATTCACTTTGCGTTTGATTACAATCGCAGGGCCTTCATCCATCTCCTTAATACTAAATCCTCGTGATTTAAAATCTTCAGCAGTAACCTCATCAACAACTAGATTAACAGAATACACTGGTTCAAAAGTTGTGTTGGGTGTAGTTGCTGATACCCAGTAAGCTGTACCTTGTAATATTGCCATGTCGCTTTTCCTTTTATTGGTTTTAAAATTGAATGTGGATTGTACCACGGGTAAATAAAATATGCAAACTATTTTTTAAACGCTGTCTGCATTAGCGTATCGTACTCAGTACTATCAATTATAAATTGTATTACAGTTTGCTCCTTAACATTGTACATAGCACACGCCCTGCTTAATGGAACCTTACCATCGACTACATCTGTCGCGGCTCTAGCTGTTGCAATTGCGGCGGGGCTTGGGCTACCTGATATGCTTTCTGCAAACATTATTTCTTCTCCTCGTCTATCATAAGTTCTGAAATGTATAGCAACTTAATTGCAACTGCCAGTGTTATAGTACCTACAAATAATAAAACAATATTATATATCATATAAACCTCACTTTAATAATAGAAAAACAACTGCAAAAAAGTATGCAATTGAACATAGGAGTAAGAACCTAATCACTCTTACAATTGCTACAGGCTTAGGATCTTGCTCCATTACATTATTCTTTATCCATCTCAGAAACCCAAGGCCAGTGTCGCTCAGAAAGTTTACTGCTTTTATCATCATCTTCTTTTAACTCCTCTCTATTGTATTTAAAGATAGCATCAAAGTTAGAGCTATACTTCTCCGCATTTACTTTGCGTTGCCTGTCTCCTTTACCGCCATGTGTTGCGTTACTCATCCTTCACCTCGTCCTTAATTCTTTTTAATATTAAGCAACCTGTGTCACTAATCTTTAGTTCAAACGTGTCACCAATATCATAACCCTTGGGGATTGACACGCCATCGAACTCAATCCCCTCTTTGTCTACATCAAACAGATAGCCCACATACTTCACGGTTAATCCTCCTGTAAATAAACCTGACCGAATGTTATAACACAGAAAGGAAGACTTAAAACTGTGCCTTCAAACTGTGCTACATCATAGTTATCAGCGCCGTCTAAGACAACCCACACAGCCCGACTATCTGTAAACTCTAAGTCTAAACCTACGCCATTACGCAGGTTAAGACTTAAATTATATTTACCAAAAGTTTTTGTCATACTATGCCGCCTTCATAAAGTTATTATATCTAACAGCCTCACGAACTACCTGCTGTCTGTCGTTATTAATTGATGCAATGTTTACTCTGCTTGATGGCCGTGAAGCATCAGCATGAGTTGACCAATCAGTCATGGCATTGTACACCCCCCAGTAGTTTTTTCCAAGGCGTTTAGAATATACACTGGAGTATACATTCCACATATATTCTAAACTTGTGTTACGTCTAGCCATATCAGCCATAACATATTCAGGAACAGAGTTGCCCTCTGCAAGAAGCTTTAAAGCTGCAGTACATTTAAGTGCAGTAGCAAAGAAACTAAAGGCCGCATAATCACTGCACTCTGTACCGTGCCACTGTTGCCACAGTTCACGCTCAGTGTTAAAGGTCTGCAAACATTTAGTAACTACCCTGCCACCTAACTCAATATCTAAAGACTGAGTGTGTTTAGATTTATACACTGCGACCTCACCACTCACAAAGACTTGAAGATTAGTACAAGCAAACTGAGTTGCGGCGGCACTAATCATGTACGGCCAAGTCCCATCGAAAGATGATATAGATAGTAGGCTCAAAGATGCACTGTCACCATCACTGGTTTTGTATGTATGCTCTGGCAACTTGTATTGAACAAAAGTTCTTGCTCCATTGTGAGATGTCCTGATTGTCTCTTGCATGTTATCGGTACATAAGTCAGAACGCTCAATGATGTTACGAGTAACGTCTATCATGTGTTTAGGTGCTACTGCCTTGTAGCCTTGACCATGAATACCTAGCTCTTCACATGTATCAGTACGGTAGATAACATTCTTGGTACTCTCATAAGCATCAAGATAAACCAAAGGTGCAGTTCCTATATCAAAATCAGCTTGACCATAACCTCTATTGCGGATTGTTGTAAGGGCTGAATTGTTTGTAAACATCGGTGTAATATTATTCATTTTGTTTCTCCAATTGTAAAATTAAATACGAAAGTGCTTGACAACAGTTTTTAAACTGTTAAAATCTATAAAGTTCTTCTAAAATAACTATTAGATATATCTATAAGTATCTTATACAAACTTTAAAGAATGTATACAAACTATAAAACTTTAAAGTAAATAAATAAGAATCAATCCTTATCTGTATAAATTTCATAGTGTGTGTCAATAACTGCACGGGTTTCTACGGGGTAAGTGTTTCTAGACTTTGCATATCTTATAGCATCTTCTGGACTAGAAGCAGGAACTAATATAAGACTACCTACAACTTCAGACACCATAACTTTATAAGTCTGTATTGGTTGTTCAGTATCTATTAGCATGGTGTATCTCCTACCTCTGATTGTAATTCCTTATGCAAGTTGTTAAGCCTTCTATACTCCTTGCTTAGAACCATTGACCCTCGATCACTTAGCTCAACGCAGTTTAAATCGTCAAGGATCTGTTCTAAGGCCGAAGAGACTAATTCAAATAAAGTTTCATTATCTTTCATCTTGTATACTCCTTATAGTTTGGATCAATTGTTGTTAGTTGCTGTCGCAACCAGTGCATTGATAGCTGTTCACATCTTCCTTCTAAGTTGCTATCAGGCTTAGAATATTTAAGGGCTAAGAAGTTATTATTTACTTCTACATGCCTGAACCTTGCCATCCTACTGCATAAAGTTTTTAACCCTACCTCTGCAACTTCAGAGTATTCTTTCAGGCTATAGTAAGCACCAGTATGTAGATCAGAGTGTTCGCCATTAAACTTAAATGTTTTTATGTTCATTGTTCTCTCTCCTGTTTTAATTTAATGTCAGTAGCACAGTCCGCTTCCAAGACTAACGGTTTACATAACTCCTTGCACCATTGCTTGAGCGTTAACCTTGTATTCATCCAAGATTTCCACATCTGTTTTTCGTCCATAGTATCTATTAATCTAGCCATTGCTATCTCCTATATAAGTTATTATATAAAATGTACCGCCACGCTGTCCAATCTTATGTGCATCTTCTATGGTATCAGCGTACTGAGTACAGCCCATCTCATGCCAATCAATAGCCCACATATTATCTCTCCACTGTTACTTTGAAATCAATTGCATCTATCTCAGATTTGACAGCATCTATGATCTGGCTCTCTAAATCTATATCATTTACAGCTATGTCAACCATCTCATCTGCATCACAGGTATCAATCTTATCTTCCAGACTGCTTTCAACATCATCTAACCTAGAGTCCATGTCATCTATCCTCATGCTTAGTTCTGTAACCGTTGACTCTTCGCCATCAGACTCAGGACTAGGGCTGTTTAGATAAAGCTGTAATCTGCGTTCAAGCTCTGCTACTTGCTCATGCAGTACATCTAGTTTCTGCTCATTAGCATCAAACTGAGCTTCATGCTCTGCCACTCGACTAGCTTTCCATACTCTATCATCAATCCATTCTTCTACTGCGGTTATTAAAGTTTTCATTTGTAACTCCTAGTTATATTAGTTTTAGAAAATCTTACTATCCAACATTTAGCACAGTAATAACTGCTTCGTACTATTACATCTGCATTTTTACCACATTTACATTTTGTCATTTTTACTCTCCTGTTAAATAATTATAATGAACCTCACTAACATGATTACCATCATGCCATTTTTTAGAAGTGGTTGATATATGATTACACCAACTGTTCCAAAGATTTTCAGTGCCGTATTCATGGCACAATTTTACGTAGCCCTCTACTTTAGAAACATTGTTTGCTAACCCTTTAGCTGATGTAAGTTTCTTATCAACAATAAAATCTTTAGGGTTGAGGCCATACATTTTAATGTTGTGGCTGTCCATACAACCAACTAAACCGCCTATTAACTGGCAACAAAACCCTGCTTTAGCTGTATTTAAACCGGGAATTCTAAGGAAAATCTTCATAAGTGACATAGCTTTATCGTGATCTGAAGATTTACCATGCAACACAGCTAATACTTGAGCATGAATCTTATGCTGATGAACCATTACATAATTATAAGTGTGAAGCTTGCTGTCTTTCCAAAGAAACTTAGACTTAGATTTGTTTTTAACAACGTCCAATAACTGAACACCAATACTAAGCCAGTTCTGTTGAATGCTTAGCGATACCATCATAACTACAAGCATTAAGTTATATGCTGATCGCTGTGCAAAACGCTGACAGTTTATACCGTGAGTTTTATACATAATCTCTCTCCAATTTATTTAAGTAATGCCCGTTTTGGCACGGTGGGCTAAGCCGCTACTTAGGATGTTTAACACCCTTGCCGTTTAGGATACCTTTATAATAATACCGTCTCGCATTGTAACCTCGGCGAAAAACTCTCGACCTCGCCCTGTAATATGAGGTCTTTGTGCGCCAACCATGTTACCGTTGGACACATACTCAGCACCAAAAAGGCTAGTCTCTATAAAATTGAGCCTATTACCAACATTTGCTTTAAGTTCTTTCTTGCTTAGATAATCAAATATAATCATTGTAATTTCCTCTGTTTATTAAAGTGAATCTCGGTGACACGGCAACCATCTTCGGGGTTGGCTCGGCAACTGTCAAATTCTTTGGGTGACTGATCTGCCACTTCTGGTCACGAAATCGCTACAGCCCAGTGGTGCTGTGGGTTTCAGCCGATCAGTTTTTTTTTTGCTACGGACTCTGGATTAGTAAGGGAATAAATCCTTAGAAGGACTTCGACTCTCGTATAAGACCATAAAAATCCTTATAAGGACTTCGACTCTCGTATAAGGCCATAAAAATCCTTATAAAGACAAAAAAATTCCTTTATAAAATAAAATCCCCCTTATAAATAAACAACCCTATATAGCGCGACAATATAACCACTGTTTTAAACTGGGGGATAATACAGGTTTACAGTGTGGGGGATAAATAGACCAGAATGCGTTTTAAATGCATTGTAAGACGTTTAAACCATCCAACCTATACCAACCTACAGGGTATAGATTAAACAGGCTTAAACAGGCTTGAATAAACTAGGGACGAAAAAAAACCCCATGCGATTGCATAGGGCTTTTTAGTGGTGGTAGTGAGTTAAGATTGCATGGCGTAGATAACCAAATCAGCGACCCGAATAACGGTCATAGAAATTATCATAGCTAGACATATTATTGTTGCATTTCGTATCAAGTAATTAGTGTTCCACATATTATTTCGCTCCTTTAGCTAAGGCCATTAATGCGGCCATTTGTGATTGCATTTCTACCAGTTGCGCTTGTATCGCGGCATTCTCAGTTTCAAGAGCCTTTTCTTTTTTGCTAGGGGCTTTTACCTTTTTAGCGGGCAATTCTAGTGCCATTGTATCAATCGCCGCTATAGTCTTTTTGGGCATCTTGTAAGCATTCGCGTATACTTGAACATCGCCATGCGTTAAAGCCTTTGCAGTGTCTTTAGGATGGGTTTTCTTTAACCATGCATAGACCGCCTTGGAATCAATCGCTTTAGACGTTGCAACCTTGTAAGCATCGCCCAGTTTATAAGCTACCAAATTAAATTGCTTGTAAGATGCAACACGTTTCTGGTCAATAGTTGAATAATCAAAAGTTTTCATAATATATACCTTATTAATAGTTAAGTTTAAGTAAATACCGGTCAATTGTTTGCCGGTGACATATTCTAAACATATCTAAAAATTTATTTCTGATCTTTGCGTGACCATAAAACGGGATCTGGTCATAATGTTTTATTAACGGGTGGTTTATTGCCTAGGTTATTGATCTATTTAGTCTAATGAGTTTTTAAAGTACTACTTCAAAGGCTAATAAGTCTTATAAGCCTATGGAAACTAGATCAGGGGCAATGCTTTAAAGGTCTTATAAGACTTTGTAGTCTTTAAAGGACTCTCTCTCAAGATTTGGCTTATCTATAGAGGGCTTTGAAGAGGCGGGGCAGGTCGCCATGGCCCCTCCCCCCCCTATATACACAATGTTATACATTTTTAGAAGACTCTGGAGTGTCAACCAGTTAGGGCGGCAGTTTCAAAGACTTTAAAGGGGAGCTAAATAACGTATACGTCTGTATACAAATATATAAGCCAAGGGAAGATGATACAAAAGTATGTATACAGACGTATACACATAACTAAATCGAGGAAGGAGATACACAGGAAGGAGATGACTAGAATGTCTATATAACCCCCGTGGGCTTAATATCTATTATACTGCGATATCGGGGAGTTGTCAAGAAGTTTCTTACATTTATTATACTAAAAAGTAATAAAAAGCTTGACAACATTCAAATATCGCAGTATAATAGAGTACATGAGTAATAATAAAGAACTAACAACTAAGCAACAAACATTCCTTGATAGCCTAGTTACCTGTAATGGTGACACTAAGCTTGCAGGAGATATAGCGGGCTATGCACCCACCAGTATTAATAGTGTTGTTAAGAGCTTAAAGACAGAGATACTAGATCTTGCTACAAACATACTGGCTCAGAGCGCCCCTAAAGCCGCAATGAAGCTTGTACATATTATGGATAGTTCAGAGCCTATACCACAAGCTAACATGCGTATACAGGCCGCACAGACCATCTTAGACCGTGTAGGCTTAGGTAAGACTGAAAGACTAGATGTAACTGTTAATACAGCAGGTGGTTTATTTATACTCCCCGCTAAGCAAGAAATTGTAATAGAAGGTAATTATGAGGAGATCTAGTAGCACTATTCCTTTTGGTTATAAGCTAGATGAAGGTAACGTAGAGTTACTTACACCTGTACA